TTTCACTCAAACTTAAGAAATTTGCTGTAGGAGAGAAAACTGATAAGAATTTTATTCAACTTATCACAACTTATAGAGGTTCTGTACAAAAGAAAGTCAGTCCAACTAATTATAGTTTGATTGAATCTACTCTTGCTAGAAGAACATTTGATGAAAGTGGTGATTATATTGTGGATAATTTCTCTGTTGATATCAGAGAGTATGCACAGAAAGATCGTAATGGTGGATTGTATAAAGAAGATGAGTTTGGTTTATACAATGGATTGACAGAAGGTGAAGCAGACAGAAAGATGATTGCTAGCCTTGGTTCAGGTAAAGCATATATTAGAGGGTATGAAATTGTCAATAAAGAGACAAAGTATATTGAAATTAATAAAGCAAGAGAAAGTCTAAGTAGTGAGAATGTAAGGGTCAAAACAAAACCTCTTCCAACATATGCAATTACCAATGTATATGGTAGTGTTCCTCTAAACAAAGAGGGTGCAGATCTTACTGCGTATCCTTATGTTAATTTGTATTCTGTTGCTAATGATGGTTCTATTGGCAGCAATAATACTGAAGATGCGAATGCTCATCGTCAGACTATTAGTAGAAGAGGTAAAATTTTCTCTTCTGATGACGCAGTAAAGACTATTACACTGGATATTGATAATCTTACCAATGTTCTTGCTGGTCTCACTGATTCTAATTTTGAGACTCTTCTTGGTACTTTATATTTCGTAAAGACTAGAAACGATTCTGGTACTGCTACATCTGTTGGGACAGTTAAGTCACTGGCATATGCTAAAGTAAACAAACCTCTTCTTAATTCTAGCGTAAGTTATCAGTATCTAGAACTAACCATCTCTGGTAAAAAGGATGATCTAGAAAATTTAATGGTTGAATATGATCTTGGAGATGCTGGTAAGCAAAGAAGATTATTCTTAACAGATGCAGATGCGTCTTCAGATAATAATTCGTATGGTTATATTGTAGACTATGCTGAAACAATAACACCTTTGGTTGGTAGAGCAAAACCAAATAACTTCTTCCTTAAGAAGAGACCATCTGGTTTTAATTCAGATAGAGATATTATTCTTTCACGTGGTCGTCTTGCTGGTGGTGATGATTCATATAATGGTATCTTTGGTTTATCGTATTTTGATCCAGAATTCTTTACTAAAATTATTCTAGATGCACCACCTGCAGCAGCAGGATTTGGTATTGGTAAATATGTCTTTGGTCTAGACAGTGGTGCGTATGGTGTAGTAGAAGGTGGTCCTTCAGGTGTATACTCTGTAGGTAAAATCTTATATGTTAAAACTCTATCTGGAAGATTTAAGTCTGGTGAGACAATTAGAGACGAAGATTCTGTAACTTCAAAGATTGCTAAAGATAATACTATATCACACTTTATTGTTCATAATCCTGGTTTAGGATATCCAGATAATTCTACCCTACTTGTTAATGGTGTTGAGTTTGATACTTCAGTTGTTGAATTATTCAAGTTGGGTAGTGGAGCATTTTATCAATGCCTAGTTAATAATAAGAGTGCTCTTTCTGCAACAGAATATGCAGAACCACCTGCAATTACAGTTAAAATTCCTACTGGTACTTCAAGTCCTTCAATTGCTGCTGTTGTTTTACCTGTAATGGTAAGGAATGCTGTTAGTACATATGTACCACAGAATGTTAAGTCACTTGGTGCTGAGTATGGTTCTGCTAAGGAGAATGTTTTCACTGCTGATGTTGTCACTAATGATCAAGAATTTGCAGAACTTAAGTCTGTTACTGACTTCACATTCTTTGGAAATAGAGGATATAACTTTATTGAATCTACAAGTTTCAATGCTGATGCAAGTCTATTACTACAGCAGGGAGATGTTGTTCAGTTCGCTACTTCAGATAATCAAATTGTAACTTCTGTTGTTCAATATGCAACAATAAAGGAAGGAACATCTAAGACTAGAGTTTATTTGGACAGTGTATTACCTGGTGATGTTGTAAACACCAGTATTACTAGATTACGTCCTAGAGTTGAAAGTTCAAATCAAGGAACACTATTGTTCCCAACAGGTAGTCGTCAGATTAAAAGAATCTCTAAGAATGCTGAAGAAACTGGTATCAAGTATTTCTTCCGTAGAGATTTTGTAACTACAGCAGCATCTTCTGGTGGTGTTATTACCTTTGCTGCACAACTATCATTTGGTACACAAAGATTTGCTGCATATAGCGAAGAGAATTATATTACTACAGTTTTGGATCCAGGTGATGCACCTAATATAATAAAAGGTGATATTGTATACATCGACAAAGATGCAATAACTATTTCATCTTCTACTGATACTGCTAGTGGATTAACTGCTGGTTCTATTAGTTTGGAGTTACCATCAACTTACTTTGGTACTATTCCTACTAATGGAGCATTCCCTAAACTTAAGTTGACTGCAACTCTAGAAGTTGAGAATGCAAAACCAAGAATTAAAACTTCTATTGAGAAGAGAAGAATCGTTGTTACTTCCTCTGGTGATAGAATTATCCCATTTAGAGGAAGTAACTATGATACTGAAGTTGTAGAAGTTCTATCATATTCTGATGCATACAAACTACTCTATGTTTATGAAGGTAGTGCAACTAGACCACCTACTGTTGATACTGCAGGTAATCTAATTGAAGGTACTGATGTTACTGATAGATTTACATTTGACAGTGGTCAAAGAGATACTGTTTATGATGTATCCAGACTTGTTCTTAAACCAGGTGCAACTCAAACATCTGGTCAATTAGTTATTGCATTTGATTATTTTGAGCATTCACAAGGAGACTTCTGTACTATTGATAGTTACTTACATGAAGCAGGTGTTACAGAAAGTGAAATTGGTTCATTTGATTCATCTGTACTTGGAAGAGTTAACCTTAAGAACGTTCTTGATTTTAGACCAAAAGTAGACAGTAATACAACTATTGCTGGTTTCCAAGATAAGTCTTCATTATCTGTTACTACCAGTAGTTTTGCTGGTGCTGGTTCTATTATTGCTGCATCACCTGCATCTGATTCTAACTTAGAGTATACTCTCGCATTTAGTCAGATTCAATATCTTGATAGAATTGATGGTGTATTCCTTAATAAGAATGGTAAGTTTATTGTTAAAGAAGGTAACTCATCCCTTAACCCATCTAAACCAGATCCAGTTGATGATGCAATTCCTCTATTCTATGCGTATATTCCAGCATTCACTGGTGATAGCAAAGATGTAAGAATTACTCCAGTTGATAACAAGCGTTATACAATGCGTGATATTGGTAAGTTGGAGAAACGTATTGAGAGATTAGAATACTATACTACTCTTAGTATCCTAGAACAGCAAGCACTTAACATGCAAGTTAAGGATGATATTGGTCTAGACAGATTTAAGTCTGGATTCTTAGTTGATAATTTTGAAGCACATAGAAGTGGTAACCTAGGATCACTAGATTATCAATGTTCTATTGATTCACAACAATCAGTTTTACGTCCACAGTCTAGAGAAGATTCATTATTCCTTAAAGAAATTAATGTCAGAGATGATCAAAGATTTGTTTCTGGATATAAAAATTCAAATGGTGTTGTTACACTACCATTTACTAACCTAAACTTATTGGGTAATACTGCTGCATCAAAGACACTTAATCCAAATCCATTTGTTGTTCTACAATATGTTGGTGATGCTAATATTTCTCCAAGTATTGATCAATGGTATGATCAACATACAGAACCTCTAGTTGTTGATACTAATACTGATCTTTATAAGATATTCTTAGCAAAAGTTGATGTAAAAGAAAGTTTCTCTTCTTTACATAATTCATTTGTTGTAAACTGGGTCGGTTCTTCTCCATCATTTACATCTATTAATTCACTTGGTGATGAGAATAGAGAAGCAGCAAAGACTTCTGTAGTTGCTGCAGCAGTTAATAGTTCTTCTAATATTAGTCCACAAAATAATGATGTTGCTAAGGGTGTTCAGTCTAAAACTGTAAGAGGAAATAGTGTTTCTTCTGCATTACAATTCTTTGCTAGAAGTGTACCTATCAAGTTTGTTGTTAAGAGGATGAAGCCAAATACTACTGTCTCTGTATTCTTAGAAGGTAGAGATATTAGTCGTTGGGTAAATCCTGATATTCGTTTTACTGGAGTTGCAGGTAATTCACCTTCCGTATTTAATGGAAAAGTAACTACTGATTCTGATGGTAATGTTAGTGGTACAATTGTACTACCTGCTGGTATGCCACCATTAGAAAATGCTACTTGGACTGGTGATGTAAACACAGTAGACTATGATGATACTGCAGAAGAACTTAGAGTTTCTACTGGTGTCAAGACTTTCAGATTTACATCTAGTGCAACTGATGCAGATAAATTAACAGTTGATACTTATGCTGAGGTTAAGTATTATGCAACTGGTGTTCTTCCTGAGAATCCTTCCAGCATTATTTCAACAAAACCATCATTCTTCAAAGCAAATGAAGGTGTACAGTTTGTTGATAGTAATACTGATAACCCAGTAAGACCTAATCCACTTGCTCAAACATTTAAGATTGAGAACTTTGATGGTGGTGTCTTTACTACTGGTGTTGATCTTTATGTTAGTAAGAAGAGTAGCAGTATTCCTGTAAAAGTATATCTTACAAATGTAGAATCTGACAAACCTGGCAAAAACATTATTCCTGGTACAGAGAAAGTTCTTTCTCCATCTACATTACTTAAGTTCTATTCTAATGGTAACGTATATGTAACCAAAGGTGAAATGGTAACTGGAGCAACTTCTGCTGCTAGTGGTCCTGTTGATAAAATTATTGATAAAAATGGTGTTGATCTAGTAGCATCTTCTTCTGGTAAGTTCCTTCTTACTAATGAACAAGTATATACTTTAGTTCTTAGCAATCATAATGGTCGTTCATTTAATCAGAACGAAGATCTAATTGTACCATCAATTACTTTAGCAAATAATACTGAAGGTACTTCTGGAAGATTAACTCTTGCTAAAGATAGTGGTAAAGTTTCTGCTATTAAGATTTCAAATGTTGGTGCTAACTACGAAAATGCAATTGTTACTATCGAGAGTCCACAGTTACCTGGTGGTTCTGTTGCAACAACTAGAATTGAAGTTTCTGAAGGAAAGATCTACAATGCTGAGGTTTCACTTCCTGGTTTTGGATATACAGAACCACCTTCTGTAGTTATCAAAGGAATTGGTAATGGTAGTGGTGGTGCTGTTCTTGAAACTCAAATTGAGATTGATGCACCTGCTGTTAGAATGGGTGTAGCAACTGATCAAGAAGGTATTACTAATTCTACAATCCCATCATACTTTGAGTTTGATCATCCTGTATATCTACAGAATAATACTGAATATGCACTTGCTGTTGAAACTGATTCAACTGACTATGAACTATGGGCATCAAAACTTGGAGAAATTGATATTTCAACAAGTACGGTCATTACAACTCAACCATCACTAGGTTCGGTTTACCGATCACAGAATGTTGATAATTGGACAGAGGATAATTTTGAAGATCTTAAATTTACTTTATACCGTGCTGAATTTGATATTACTAGAACTGCAAGTCTAGAATTAACAAATGAATCACTTGGTTATGATCTTTTGAGTAAGAATCCATTTGAGACTAATGCTAGTGCTAATACTCAAGCAACATCTAAGTTATTTGGTAATAACAATTCAATAGTTAATGTTAACCATAAAGATCATGGATTTGAAACTTCTGGTAAATCTTATGTGTTCTTTAAACAAGCAGTGGAAACTGGTGGAGTAACATCTGATATTTTGAATAGTTCATTATTCCAAGTTAAAAATTCTGGTATTGATTCTTATAATATTATTTCATCTATTCCATCTTCGGGTTCTGGAACTGGTGGTGGTACACAAGCATATGCTTCATATAATAGAAAGTTTGAACTTCTTTATCCACAAGTTCAATACTTGACATTTACTAGTACAAAACTACTATCAGAAGTTAAAACTACAAATGTACAATCAGTAGACTCTACTGATACTACATTCCCATCATATAGTCAGACTGAGTATGAAAAAACATTCTTAAATGAACCTCATTACTTTAGTAATCAAAAAATGATTGCTTCTAATATCAATGAAACTTTAAATAGCATTGATAATTCATTGGTATATAAATTATCACTCAGTTCTACTGTGTCTCATTTGAGTCCAGTTGTAGACTTAGGAACTACCAGCGTCAAGACTGTAACTAACAGAGTTGAACAAGCAGAAGGTGTAGAAGATAGATTTGGTAGAAGAGATCAGATTGTTGAATTCTATCCTGTTTATAAATTCCAACTAACAGGTATGGGTGGTACAGAGATTCAAACTGATCAAGCAGTTGAAGGATATACTTCTAAGGCAGTTGGTACTATTGCAAAAGTTGATGGATTAACTGTTTATGTAAGAGTTAAAACATCTCAACTATTCACAAGAGGCGAAAGAATGTCTCTTGGTAATCAACCTGGTGTAGTTGCAACTATTACTGTGGATGGAGTTGATGTTGAGGTTCCAGCAGCAGTTGTTGATACAAATCTAATTCAAGAGTTTGTTGATATTGCAGATTCTGCTACTATCGAAGCAAGAAATCCATCAACAATTACTGAAGTGTATACTAATAAGATTACAGGTAAAGCAGTTATCTGGAATAATAAGACTCAGAAATTAACTCTAAGAACTGATGTTCATCCTATTAATGATTCATTTACTGATAGAATTCAAGATGGACTATTCTACAATAGAAATTCTGTTGTTGCAGATCAATTGAGTGATATCTTTAGAGTTGGTGATTTTATTAAGTATCCAAATCAACCAGATGATGAAGCTCGTTTCTGGGAAATTGGAAGTATTGAATATACAAATGGTATTAATTTCGTACCAGAAAATACTTCTAAGAATACTTCTGCTATTGCTAAGTATGTAAGTAAGGAAGTTTCAATCAGTAATCCAGCAACTGCACTTAATGTTCATCTAACAATGAATACTAAGGATCTTGCAAACGTTAAAGTTCTATTCAAGTATAAGAAGGCATCTACTCAAGAAAACTTTGATGATATTGATTGGGAATTCTTTAATGGTAATGGTCATCCAGATGTTAGTGATATTGCTACTCCTGAGAACACTATATCTAGTGTTGTTGAGAAACAATCCTCCTATCAGGACATTACATATTCCGCGTCTGGTCTCCCTGAGTTCTCTTCATTTGCTGTTAAAATCGTAATGAGAAGTAACGATCCAGCATATGTACCTAAGATTCAAGACATTCGTGCAGTAGCTGCATTCTAATTCCGCATATGGACTATATTAAGGTTGAGGGTCATGACGGTCTTGTAAGGGACAAAAACACAGGTGCCATCCTCAATTTGGACAATTCAGCTATAGAGGCCAGAAGGAAGGCGCGGGGTTTAAGTTCCGCGCTTGAGGACATAAATATGTTGAAGAATGAACTCTCTGAGATCAAGTCCCTACTGAAAGAGCTAATAACAAATGCCAGCAGTTAACGTCGCACGTACTGATACCTTTGAACAACAAAGGGTTAAAATCAATACTATTGCAACCCAAATATTTTCAATCTCTGCTGGTGGGTCTGACCTATCAACAGGTGTTTTAAAACTTGGGGATGGTAGTCTTACAGCACCATCACTATCATTTAGTAATGAAGAAGGTTTAGGTTTCTTTAGACCAAATAACAAAACCTTAGGTATAACATCTACTGGTAAAAAACTGGTAAACTTTACCAATTCTGGATTTTATTCCTTTAAGGATTCTATTTGCCAGAAAAATATTATTACTGATCTTGTTACCAGTAATCCTGGTTCTCTCTACGATGCAGGATCATTTAATGATGTACAACTATTAGGTGGTACTGGTGAAGATGCGACTGCTAATATTAATGTTACTGCATATATTTTTAATCAGGTTTCTGATGGTGTTGGTTATTCCGTTGGTCAATATAATGAAGCAGGTTTAGAAGGTGGTAATGGTAATGATGATGCTACCATTAACTTTGAAGTAAAAGGTTTAGAAGCAACTGTTACTAACGGTGGTAATGGATATTTACCTGGTTCGTACACCAGTGTCCCTGTACAGAACGTAAGTTCTTCTGGTAGTGGTGAGACTGCCTCGGTTGTTGTAGGCGGTACAATCAATTATGGGGGTAGTATAACAGCTGCTGGTAGTAGCTATGATCTCCTTGCAGGTGAATCTGAATCAACATACAATAATTTAGTAGTAATTGCAGCAAGTCCAGCACAGACATATACTGTTACTTCTGTTAGTAATCCTGGTACTCCTCCACCCAATAGCATCTATCAGTTAAATGGAACAGACAATCCAGCATTAACTCTTGATAGAGGAAACACATATAGATTTGATATTTCAGATTCATCTTTAAGTGGTCATCCATTTATTTTCCAAACAACAGGTGGTGCTGCTTTAGATGAACAATATTTCCAATTAGTAGAACCTTCTGGTGGTAACTTTGTTGACTTGGTTATTAAGGAAGATGCTCCTCTTGGTGATATTGAATATGCTTGCCAACTTCATGCTGGCATGGGTAACACCATTACTGTAGTAAATGGAACAGCTGGGTTCTATGGTCATGGAATGACTGCAAACGTTACAGTTGGTGGAAGCAATACAGTTACTGGATTTGAGATTGTAAATATTGGTGAAGATTATGCTGCTAGTGATGTTGTATCTGTAGATATTTCTGGTGGTAGTGGGTTTGAATATACTTTAGGAACTCCTGTATACGCAGGTATTGTAGCTTCTATCGATTTTAATAACGATGGTACTGGATATAATAAAAACGATACAGTAACTGTAAATGATGCTGATATTGGTGGTAAAGGTGGATCTAATTTTGTTGCTACAATTACAACACAACCAGGTGCCGTTGATAACTTTCAATTTGTATCTAAAGGAACTGGATATCAAACAGGAGATAATTTAAAACTACCTGATACAACAACAGGTGTTAACTGTACAGTTAATGGTACAGTTGCTCTAGAATGTACTTGGACTACTGGATCTAATAACGTTACTGTTAGTAGCACTGCTAATTTGGCAGTTGGTATGACTATGAGTGGTACCGTTGAATTTTCAGGAGTTATAACTATTGTTAATATTCTCAGTGGTACGTTAATTACAGTATCTGATAGTCCAACTATAGATGGTTCAGGTATATTAGATTTCTCAACAATTGATCCTGCTACTCAACTTGAGGTTGCGAGCACTACTGGTATCTACAAGGGAATGGTTATCACATTCACTTCTGGTACTGCAGCACTACCTACTGCTGAGACAACTGTAGATGATGTTGATAGGGTCAACAATACCGTTACAATGTCCCAAGACTCGCAGACTCCAGGTACTGCTGTAGCGACGTTTACTCCTGAGTATGGTGCAAACCCAACTACAGATTGGGAAATTGAGGTTGGAACTTTAGGTGTTATAGATGCTGCAACTATCAACAACCCAGGTAATGGTTACGAATTCCAAGATAATCTATCAATCAATCCTATTTCTTTGGTTGCCCCACAGACTTTTGCTGTAACCAATATTGATACTCAAAAGATAGACTTTACTACAACTATTGCTGATGCTGGAATGGTTGTTGGTGATACCTTGAGTAATGGTACTGAGACAGCAGTAATCATTTTCAAAAATAGTATTGGTGGAAATGTTGACTATGTTTTAGTTGAGGATGGTGACTTCCAAACAACTGATACTATTACCAACACAAGAACATCTGTTGGTTATACAGCAAATACAATTCTCCCTGGTTACAGATATAAAATTGATAATCAGTTAGAACCAACTATTACCATGTATAGTGGTGATACTTATGATTGGGATGTATCTAACGATAGTAATGATGGTCATACCTTTGCATTTAGTGCTTTCCCAGATGGTATCTTCGGTCCAAGTAAAATCGAGGACGTTGCTGTAACTACAGTAGCATCTTCAACTGCTATTAGTGTTCCTAGTTCAGCTGGTATCTTAGCAGGAATGGAAGTTGTATTGATTACAGGACAAGGAATTGTTTCTGGAACTAAAGTTGCATCTGTGGATAGTGCAACTGCCATCACAATGGATACCCCTGCTTTAATCACTGGTAGTTGTGTTTGTACGTTCCGTGGTGTTGAATATACCAATGGTGTTGAAAGAATTGGTAATATAGTTAGATTTAGACCATCAGCTGATACCCCAAATCCACTTTACTACTATTGTAAACAAGAAAGTTCTGGTCATGCTGATGAAGGTGGAACAGATGGTAATGAAGTAGCAATGACTGTTGATCAGAGCAACCCTAGGGTGTTTGGTTCTGATGCTGCGTTCATTGTTGGACAAGTTACTTCAGTTGATACTATCGTAAATGATGTTGAAACTGGAACTATTACATTAAGTGATGTTCAATCAACAGAAGCAACAATTGGAACTGTAAATTATACTACTGGATCTGGTTCAACTTTTACAGCAACTAATCGTTTTAAGACTCCTCAGATTGAAGGTACTAATGATGTAGGTGGTTTGACATTATCCAGTTCAAATACAATCTTTACTGGTTCTATTAATGTTAATGATCTGATTCAGATGAGTCATGTTACTGGTGTTATTCAAACCAGTGGTGAAATTAAATCTACTACTAGATTCAATGTAAGTGATAAGTTAAGACTTGCAGAAAACGTTGTTTCTACTACTTCAACTGATGACCTTGTATTAACAGCATTTACTGGAAGACTTGTTAAAGTTACTAATAATACTGCACTAGTCATTCCTTGTGGTGGTGATACTGAAAGACCGATAAATGACGACGCACAGGATGGTGCTATCAGATTTAACACTGATACCAAACAATATGAAGGATATAGTGAAGATACTCAAACGTGGTCTTCTCTTGGTGGTATTAGAGACTTAGATGGTAATACTACAATTCTTGCAGAAGAATCTATTGGTGCAAATGATAACACACTATGGTTTATGAATGATAACATAAACTCTGTGAAGTTTACTAAAGATTGGTTATCATTTGAAAATGCTAAGACAATAAGATCTTCAAATACTGCTGCTCCAAATTATCAGAATTGGGTTGCTAACGTAGCAGTTACTGTTGGTTTGTATCTTAAGTATGGTAACAACCTCTTTGAGGTAATGGAATCTGGTACTACTGCTACCAGTGGTAGTCCTCCCACAGATCTTACTGGTTCTCCGTTTGTTAATGGTACTACACAATTAAGATGGACTCATCTTGCAGTTGCACCTCTAATCTTCAGTGAGATTGAAGAATTGAGAATTGGACCTACAGGTGATCTTCCTGTATCAATTAATGGAGATTTAAGATTAGCAGACAATACTATTTCAACAGATATTAATGATATTATTATAAGACCTAATTCTGGTAAAAAGGTTGTTATTGATGCTCCTAGTTCTATAGCAATTCCTGTTGGTACTGATAATCAAAGAGGTGTTTCAGTTCAAGGTTCTGTAAGATTTAATACAGATTCATCACAATTTGAAGGTTATGACGGAACTAACTGGGGTTCTCTTGGTGGTGTTAAAGACGTTGATCAGAATACTTACATCATTCCAGAAACTTCACCTGGTGCTAATGAAAATATTCTATACTTCTTTAATGATAACAATAATACTCTCAGATTAACTACAAATGAACTTATCTTTGATACAATTGACACAGTAAAATCTGTAACTAGTGATGAGTTTGAATTAACTGCATCTTTACTTACTATAGATGCTGCAGCAACTACTCTAGATAACACTTCAGCAACTAATACTTTCTTACATTCTGCAAAGCAATTCTTTGATATTGGTATTTCTGCTGGTTTGACTGTTGATCCAGTTCTACGTTTGGACAATCAAGGAGATATATTATTCAACACATGATTTGGTTCTGGTGTGTTTAGTGGAATCACACTCTACAATAAAGAACTTACAACTACAGAACTAGCAGATATTAAAATTATCACAAAAGATTTGAATGTAGTTAAAGGAACTACAAATGTTACAGGTACAGTCATTTACACAACTTCAACTGAACTTTCTGCTAAGGTTTGTGTTACTGCACATAACCCAACTACAGGAGATAAAGAGTTTATTGAGTTTGGAGTTCTTGATGATGGGACTGATGTTATCTTTACTGAGTATGGAAACATTCGTACAGACATTAGTTTAGTCACTCCTAGTTTTGTATATACTGAAAATGACGAAGTACGTCTAAATATCAACGTAGGTAGTGGTGTGGCAGATACCCAAACTGTTAATATCACGGTAGTTTCACACGTTACTAAGAAATAAAAATGGCATCTATTAAAGAGAAGCTCGACTCCGTTGGTGGTTTTTCAATTGATAAAACAGTTGTAGTCGATGAAGATAGAAATGGTAAAGATTTCAATACACTTGAAATAAGAAATCGTCATTTTAGTGATAGTAAGATTCATACTTTCATTCTTAGAGGTACTAATACTGCTGTACTAGGACTTGATGATGTTGGAACTCAAATAACAATTTCTCCAAATACTGTTAATTTTATTACTGGAAATATTCTTGGTGTAAATCCTCAAGGTGTTGTATACACAGCAAAAATTGAATCTACTGTACATGCAAATGGTGCTGGTGTTGTTACATGTTTATCTTCCATGACAACTGTGATTAAAGATGATGTGCCAATAGGACAAACATGGTCTATTGAACCTATTGGATCTCTTAATAGATTTAGCTACACCACAACTAGAGCAGGTACTACCAATGTTATTAAGTGGGTTGTTTGTACTCAAGTTATAGCAATTGAATGGCAGTAAGCTAAATAAAACAGAGGAAAAATAGGCGGAGCCAAGCAGCACCATGAGTTTTAATATCAATTCCGATAAAGAGTTTATCAGGGGCGGTGATCCCAAACTGATCGGTGATAATGAACTTACCATTAGAGGTGGAACAGGATCATCAGAACGTGAGATTTTACGTACTCAACTTGATGCCACTACTGGACTACCACGTGTCGGTATTAACCGAACTGGACAAAGAATTAATAACGTTTCTATTTTAACACCAGGCGCTGGTTTTCAGACACCACCTAGTGTTATTATTGGACAACCTAATGTAGCAGGTGGAATTCAAGCACTTGCCTCTGCCTTTATATTCAATGGCGAAGTTGTTAATATTGCCATTAATAATCCTGGTTCTGGATATACTACCCCTCCCTCTGTAACAATATCAAGCGAAACTGGTGTAGGTGCAACAGCAGAAGCTTTCCTCGATACTGTTGACTATGAACTTGATATTAATGGTGCTATTAGAACTTCTACATCTATCATTTCTGATACTGCTAGAATTCTAAACCTTGATATTGATAACTTTATTACTCCTGACGCCAATTTCCGCGCACCATATTTGAAGAATTTCCAGAATAATACTGGTATTCCTTGGAGTGGAAATGTTATTATTCAAAAAGATTCATACAGATATTTTGGTGCTAATCTCTACCAGGCACTCAATACTGGTAAGACTGATGCGGAGAATGCTCCTACACATATAGATGGTATAGAATTAAACGGAGAAGTTCAATTCCAACACATCGGTTTCCGCGTCCAAGACGAGAATTCTTTTGGATATAATACTACTGGAGACGATGGTATTTTCCCTCGTTCAGTAACACCTATACTAGGTGATAGATCAAATAAAATTGCAACTACAGAATACGTCCTTAACCTAGCAACGAATGACGTTGGTGGTCGTGTTTATGTTTCACAGCAGATTGGTAATGACCAGAATGATGGTCGTTCTGCTGTAAACCCAGTTAGAACTATTAAGAAAGCAGCACAATTAGCATGGGAAACACCTGGTGTTAAAGAAACTATTATTGTGTCTGGTGGAGATTATGTAGAAGATAACCCAATTTCATTACCTCCTGATGCATCAATCGTTGGTGACAACTTACGTTTGGTAATCGTCAGACCTGCCAACCCTGGCAAACACATGGTTAAGTTTGGTGATAAGAACTATGTAATTGGTGTTACTTATAGAGACAAGGTTGACTCCATTGGAGATCCAGTCTCTACTTGGGACTTTGCTATGGTCTTTGACGACAAGCAAAGAATTATCATCGATCAGGACGCCAATGGAGATGCTGGTGTTAGTTTCCCAGTTGGTCACCAGATCTTTGGACCAGATCAATTCCGTGTTAAATTCCAAGAAAACACTGGTTTATCAAATCTACAAACTGGTCTAGAGGTAGTTGGTCTTAACACTGGTTCTAGAGCAAAAATTATTGGTGTTACTTTTGATCAGACAGTTGGTGTTGGATCGTACTTAACTGGTAACCTTGATGTTACCTTAACCAGTGGTTCTTTCCTAGAGGGTGAAAGTTTTAATTACATCGTTACAGGTTCTGCAGGAACATTAGAGTCTCAACTTACTGTAACTGAGACTGCTGGTGAAATGAAGTTAAAACTAACTTCTGATCCATCTACAGATATTCCACCAGGTACATACGTTTATATTGATGATAATGATGATATTGATTTCACTCATGGTTTCTATGAAGTTAAGGAAATCAATGATGATGATTCTCCTAATTTCTGGATAGTAGAATTTGTACCTATCCTAGATTCTCCTACATGGGATAGCACTAGAACAGCAAATATTGATATATACACAGCAAATATTGTTGAAGAAAGAATTGATACTACATCTCTTCAATCAATTAGAGCTGAGGGTGAGGTTGTATCTTTTGATGAAGATGTTACTTCAGAATTACCTATCCAAAGAATTGATTTCTCCCTACAAGGAGATGCAAGTATTACAACTGGTGGTTTCCAAGAAGAACAATTTGGTACTTCAGAAGATATTGGTGGTATTATAATCTATACCAATGAACTTGTTGGTAGAGATAACTTCCACGAATTTAAAGATGGTCAAGAAATTGTTATCTCAGGTCTTTCAACATCTGCACCAGATTTATCAGCCCTTAATGGTAAGCAGAGAATCTATAAGGTTCTAGATGATGCTGATGGTCGTGCAAGGCGTTTTGTTATCCCTAAGAAGATGCCATCGATCACAAATGCAAATTTTGATCCTGGCCAAAATGCAATTGTAAAGTCTTACTCTAAGTCTATTACATTATCATTACTTAACTCTCCAAACACATTCCCTTTATCTACTCCTGTAGACAGAAGATATCAAGACGCATGTTTGTTACTACGTAACAATAGAGATTTTATTGCGGATGAAGTTGTTGGCAGAATTAATAATGAATTTAGTAAAAAGCATTATGCAGTATATGATATTGGTGGTACACCAACTAATCAGTTTACTCCATCTAATGCTGAATACGATCCATTCTCAGGTTTACTTACATTTACAGTTAACAGTCATGGATTGAGTCTTGGTGATGGTGTTAGAGTCGCTGACGATTCTATTGTATTTGTCTGTGCCATGGATGGTTACAGGACAGAGCATTCTAACCCACAAATTCATCATTATTCTCAAGGTAAGTCTCTACCTATCTTATCCAAAACACAGGATACCTTTACAGTTTACGTAGGTAAGACAAAGACTAACCAAGAATTTACACCATCCAATGCAGTCTATGATCCTTCAACAGGTGTCATGACGTTGACTATTGGAGCAGGTCATGGACTTGCTGTAGGTGAAGGTATGGTGTTCTCACCAAATTCATTACAGTTTAGTTGCAACATGGACGGTAATTCTTCCGTCAAAACATATCCACGTCCTGGAATTGATCCATATGCAGAAAGGTCAGTACCTATAACTGCAATTACAGATGATACAATCTCCTTGAATATTGGAGCACCTAAAGCTGATCAGTATTTCACTCCAACTGGTGCTAATTACAATGCTGCAACTGGTGAAATGGTTCTTACCATTGGACAGCATGGTCTTGGTGTTGGTAGGAATATTGTTATTAATGATAATTCATTAACATTTACTTGTGATAAAGATGGTGATGCAACTCAGCATACTTATCCTAGATCAACTGACCCTGCACATAATAAGTCTCTTGACATTCTTGCAGTAGGAAATACAACTCATACTCCAACTAATGCTGTATATGATGCAGCAACTGGTGTTATTGAAATTACTCTTACTGGTCATGGATTCTCTAATGGAGATTTTGTTAAACTTGATGACGATGCTCTTACATATACATGTGATCTAAATGGTAATGCTGATAACCATTCATACCCTAGAGCAGGGATGGATAGAACAAGTGGTCGTTGGCTTGAAATCAATAATAAGACTGCAAACACATTTGAGATTAATGTTGGAACTTCTTCTTACACTGGTGCTCATACATTTGTAAGTGCTGTTGCTGATTCACTACAGAGACAGACTGGAACTATCACAGTTAATGTTGGTTTTGATTCTAATCCTGCTAATCATTATAACCATACATTTATTACAGCAACTAATAGTGCTATTAAGCATCTACCACAATCTCCACATACGTTTGCTGGTGCTTTAACAGGTGCTGTTAAGCATTTACCACAATCTGCACATATCTTCAGAAGAGCAGCTACTAACGCATTAAGCACTGGTGGTTCTGACTTTAAGATTTACCTTGGACCTACAGAAGATATACACACTTATGTAAGTAATGGTACTGTAGACTTTGGTGGACAACAATACGCTATTAGTAACTTTACTTACGATAATAGTGTTACAGGTGCTGCAACGATTACAACATCTGCTCCAATTCCAAATCTAGCAGAAGATTCAGTTGTTGAGATTGCTGACATCCTTGTATCTTGTTCTCAAGGACAAAAGAAATATCCAGCATATAATATTCGTCTTGGTGATGATCAGTGTCGTCAAGATATTGTTCACTTCATTAATGCTCTAGTTAGAGACCTTGAATTTGGTTCTAACCATAATGTTATTGAAGGTGCTCAGAAATATATCGTTGGTGCTAAGATTGGATTTGTTGAGAATGAGATTATTCAGACTGTTCGTGCAGTTGAATATACCAGACAATTAGCAATCACTTGTATGAGAAACTGGAGGACCGAAAACGGTGTTCCTAGTGATCCTATCTACACTCCTGTATACTCATCTCTACCAAGATACTTTGATGATACTATTATCAACACAACTGCTCCAAACGCACAAGGTGTTGCTTGTGATGATGTAAGAGCTGCTATTGATAGTTTATCGTATCTATGGGTAGATGTTATGGCAAATAACACATCTGCCACATATCTAGATGCTGCTTACTTGATTTCAAGAAACAAGGATGCTATTGCTGAGCAAGCACTTGCAGATACTGAAAGTACATATCCAACAATGAATTTGGATGATGTACATCAAAGAAAGTGTCGTAGAGATATTAGATTAATGCTTCGTGGTCTAATAAGAGACCTTGTACTTGGTGGTAACTCTGGTATTGTTAATAGTTCAGAATTGTATTACACAGGTGCTGCACTAACTGGTATTGATTACGCATACTTAGCACAAACTAGATATGCTTTTGAAAGAGCTGAATTTTACGCTAAGGCAGCAATGCGTAACTGGTCTAGTGGTGACGTTATTCAAACTACTCCATCATTCTCTACTTATGATGCATCTAATGGAAATATTGTTATTAATTTCCCAGATCCAACTCAATCAATTACAACTTCTGACAGAATTGCATTCCAAGAGGGTGCAGTAACATTTACTTGTGATCAAGATGGTGATGGTAGTGAACATGCATATCCAAGACCATCTGACCCATCATACGGTAAGAGTCTTCCTATTACTGCTGTTTCATCCAGTGCTGGAGTTACTAGTGTAACATGTAATGTTGGTATAGGGGGCACTGCATCTGGTTCTACTCACGCATTCGTTAGTGCTCTAACAAATGCAACTCTTATTATTTACAACCCAGTTATTCTAACTACTCCAATTCCTCAGTTTGAAGATTGGAATACTTTAACTGATTCTACTGGATCTGCTGCTATTGCAGTTCACACACCAACAACTGCTACTTACAATCCTGCCAATGGTGACTTCACAGTTACTGTTCCTAGTCATGGATTATCTACATCTAACACAATCCGTATTACACCAGAATCATTTGCATTCAGTTGCAGCATGGATGGTAATGCCAGTGAGCATCTTTTACCAGCAGCAGGTCAAAGTGCATATGGAAATGCATTACAAATAACTGGTACAACTACAGATACTTACACAGTTAATGTTGGTGCTTCTGGTCCTGATCAACAGTGGACTCCAACTGATTCATCATACGAACCTTCAACTGGTATCTTAACATTAACTCTTGGTGCAGATCATGGATTAACTCCAGGCATAGGAATTCTTATTGAACCTAATTCATTGACATTCACTTGTACAATGGATAATAACGATTCTCAGAAGACGTATCCACGTTCAGGAATCGATCCATTTGGAGAGAGATCAGTTTCTGTTCAATCTGTTACTGAGACAACAGTTAGTGTTAATATTGGTATTGCTCCTCCTAACAGATACTTCACTCCAACATGGGCAGATTACGAGGCTGCTAGTGGTGACTTAGATTTCTATATCGGTCAGCATGGTTTAGGTGTAGGACGTAATATCGTTCTAGAGAATAATTCATTAACCTTTGCTTGTGATCAAGACGGTTATGCTACTGATCATACTTATCCTCGTCCTGGTACTGATCCTTGGGCTGGTAAGTCTATTGCTATTACTGCTGTTGAACAGAGTACCGTTACACCAACCGATGCTCCATATGATGCTGGAACTGGTGAGATAACATTTACAGTTGATAATCACGGATTCAGTAATGGTGATTATATTAAGATAGCAGATAACTCTCTAACTTATGGTTGTACTTTAGGTGGTACTGGTGTTCATACTTATGTTGGTGGTACTGCAAGCAGTGCAGTAATATCAGGTGGTAACTATGCACACTCATTCGTATCTGCTGTAACAAATGGAGTTACATCTAATGTTGGTAATTTACCTAATGCAGTTACTAACGTACAATACACTGCAGCAACAGGTGATATGGTTATCACCTCTAATAGTCATAACTTATCAACATCCAATACAATTAATATTGCTGACAATGCATTAACATTAAGTTGTGCAATGGATGGTAATTCTACTAATAAGACTTATCCTAGACCAGGTGATCCTGTATCGGGACAATCTATTGCTATCAGTGCAGTTACATCAAATACATTTACTGTAAACGTAGGTGCATCACCTGCACAAACTCATAATGTTACTGATGCTGATTATAATCCTGAAACAGGTGAATTAGTATTAACTACTTCAAATGCACATGGTCTAACTGGAAGCACCAGTTTTACACCTACTTCTGGTACAGCATATAACCCAACAACGGGTATTATGAGTATCACAACAACTGTTGCTCATGGTCTTGTAGTTGGTGATAAGGTTAAGTTAGACGATGGTGCTGTATCATTCAGTTGTGCATATGGTGCTGGTAATCATAACTACGTTGGTTCTACACCTGATGGTTTAGATGCTGTTATTGATAGTAACGGAGTTGTATATGATGTTACTGATGCTGATTATACTCCAACTACAGGTAACTTAAAGATCTATCTTGAGTTATCAAATGGTGGTGCTGCTCATAGTTTAACAACTTCTGATACAGTACAAATTAGAAATGGTTCTTTAAAATTCCAGTGTAGTGCAGATAACTACAATTCAACTCATGCATATCCACGTGAAACTGATCCAGTTTCAGGACAGAAACTTACTATTACCAATGTATACTCTGATAGTATCGATGTTAATGTTGGTGTTAGTTCTCCAGGAACTGCTTATCCACGTTCTTCTGACCCTGTAAGTGGTGAGGACATTGAAATTCTTGCTGTTACTTCTAATACCTTTGATATCCAAGTATTAGATTCTGCACCTTCTACTAACACAGATGCACATACATTCTTAAGTGGTGTTGCTAATAGCATAAGAAAGACAACTATAAGTATTAGACTTGCTCCTGATTCTCTTGCATTTACTTGTGATAGAGATGATAATGGTACAGTCCATACCTATCCTAGATCAACTGATCCTGCATACAATACAGCATTAGCAGTTGTAGCATATACTTCTAACACACTTACGGTTAATGTTGGAAAGGCAAGTGCTGGTAGTTCTTATCCTCGTGCAGGATTCGATTATATTTCTGGTCGTTGGATTCCTATTTCTGCTGTAACTACAGACACATTTAAGATTAATGTTGGAAATTCTTCTTACACTGGTGGTCATAAATTTGTAAGTGCTGCAGCAAATGCAATTGCAAGACAGACTGGATGGATTAGAGTTAATGTAGGTGCTGCTGGAATAGGTAGTTCTCTTCACGTCTTTAAGGGTGCATCAACTAACGCTATTAAGTTTGAACCTCGTGCTACACATACATTTGTTGGTGCAGCTGCTAATGCAGTTAAGCATCTTCCACAAGCAGGACATTCGTTTAGATATACTCAGAATGAATCAATTAGTGTATATGCACCAGGATCTGCTCCTCTATGTGCAAACGTAGAATCTAGCATCTCTACTGAGATGGAAATTGTAGATGGTATTCTAGAGTATGCTGCTAATCCTGATGCTACTTCAGCGATTGAACCTGGATCTCTTACTAAGACATATGGAACTTTATTTGATACCTCTGCTCTTATTACATATCCAGATAATTTCATCTATGATGCTAATAACCAAAGACTTTCAATTCGTGGTATTTACGATGATTATCCTATCATTGAGGCATCTCCATATACACAGAACTCATCTGTTATCTCCTTCTTAGGAGGTGGTGGTGCTCTAGTTGATGGTGCTAAGGTTAAACAACCGAACTGTCCTTTCCCAGGATTAGAACTTGATGGATCTGCAACCTTCCCTAATCAGGGTAAATCAATGGTTGCATCTGCATTCACGATTGTGTCCTTTGGTGGTACAGGTTACAAGATTACCAATGACGGTTATGTTCAGTTGGTGTCTGTGTTCGTTATCTTCTGTGCTGACGGTGTTGTTGCTGAGACTGGTGGTTATGCATCTATCACTAACTCTGCTACTAACTTTGGTATCTACGCTCTACGTGCTACTGGATACAGAGATGAACCATATGTATTTGACGTTGGTACAATCACTAACGTTTCTTCTACTCCTACTGGTAGAACCATATTTACAGTTGGTCAACTTGGTAGAGAACCACTAGAGCATTATGTTGTTAAGATTGCTGGTCATTATAATACCAATCCAGACATAGAATTCTTTGTTGATGCTGTTGGTGCTGTTACAGTTGGTCCTCCTTTCTCTGCACAATTAACTATTGATAATGGTACTGGAGATTCAGTTGATGTAACTAACCTTGCTAATGGTCAGCAAATCTCTCCTGGATCACTTGTTGGTGAAACTATTAGTCTACACAGACCATCTATTGTTAACTCCTCATCACATACTTGGGAATTTGCTGGATCAGGTACTAACTACCTAGCACTACCTGAGAACGGTGGTACTAAGGTTGTTGCTAACGAGCAAGTATCTCAGAACTACGGTCGAGTTTACTGCTCAGGTACTGATGAACTTGGAGACTTCAAGGTTGGTACATTCGCACAAATTGAAAACAGAACTGGTGCTATTACCTTTACTGGTACTGTTACCATATCTGAAGTTGAATTCTTGAAACTAAAAGGTGGAGACACTGTTGTTACTGGTTTTGACGCATCTAACACATTGGGTGGTGCTAACTCTAGTGACTCTAAACTACCTACTCAGAAAGCAGTTAGAGATTACATCACTAACAACTTAGGACCTTACATCAACAAACCATACTCTACTAACGCTGTTCCTAGAGCATTGGTTGAATTGACTGACTCTGGTAAGATTTCTGTTGATCAGATTCCAGCACTTAGACCATTTGAAGTCTTCACTATTGCTAATACAACAGAAAGACTTGCAATCGAAGGAGCACTTGCTGGTGACATCGCTATTGAACAAGACACCTCAACGTCATTCATTCTTAACAATGATCTATCCAGTTTATTCTTAGGATTTAGTGTTGATACTTCACTACAGTTTACTCTAGGTGATATCTTTACTGGTAGTGTATCTAATGGTCGTATGCAGGCTACTGAATACAGCCAAGGTGTTGTATTCAGAATCAATATTACTG